TTCATGATAGAGTAAACCTTCACGCTCAATAGGCTCATTCATGAACAAAGCTCGGAAGGAAGCATCATCAAGGTTATTCCTCATATCCTCAAAATATTCGGTATCAAAACCTACATCATATTTGAAATCAAAATTACTTTCACCGTTTTCATTTAGAGCGGGAATAACAATAAATCTCGCTCTTTCATCGTCCGCATACATTGTTTCAAGTCTCCCGATAACATCATGCACCGACCACCGAGTAGCTAAATGTAATTCCTTACATCCCAATTTCTTACGAGATTTTAAGTCATTAGTATAGGCACTCCACAATTTATCAAGTCGCTCAACAGACATCGCTTCCTCGATACCGCTCACAAGGTCATCGGCGGTCAATAACTTTTCGCATCGAGTAGCACCTGTAAGAGATGCACCAATAGCACGACAAGTAAGAGAGCTAAACCTGTGTTTTTTATTGATATCGATGGTTTGTTCTTTTGAGTTGGTGATTATGTTTTTTACCTCGGGGTAAACATCGTGCCACAAATATTCTGTTTTGTCATTTATAATTTGCAGAACACCCTCATAGATAGAGTTGGTGAGAATACCACTATGTCCCGAAGCAAGACTCGGGTTATCGGGAAAAGCGCCAATCATCATAGAATGGAGAAAAATTTCAAGAGTAGACTTTCCTGTTCCGGGAGGAAGGGAGACAGCTAATATATCCAACTTATCATCGATTAAATCTTGAATAGCATCTACCACGGGTAAAAGTTGATTTCGTCTCGGTAACCAAAAACGCTTTGAAGGTTCACGGTTCAATTCTATATATTGCATATAAGAATCAAATCGCAACCCACGAGCTTCGAGTAATAATGTTTCCCGAAAAAGTTCGCTCAGTTTTTCCGCAATTTTAACTTTATTGAAAATACCTTCCGTGCAACATTCTTTTAGCAGGTTTGTAGCTTTATATTTCTCATCTACATCTGAAATGTTTTCACATACAGCATATAAGGCATTATAGTGAGAAAACTCATTAGGCTCTTCGTTTATTTTCGCAATTATGTTTGAGACTATCTCGTTGTAATCCATTACTATACCTCCTATAAAAATAAAAAGGACTACCCATAGGCAGTCCCTGTTGACTGTAACCTCTCATCCGATTATGAGAGTCTAATAAAATAATGCTTCATAGCATTCAAATAAATCGATGTCATTAGACAGAGCGAGTTTTTTGGCAGCGTTGGTGAAAGTAGAATTTGTTACAACGACCGCTTTTTTACACCCGTAATGCTTTCGTGCCGCTGCTATTTCTTGAACAGCACCTATACCAACTGTACCTTCATAATTCTTGCATTGAAAACAAGTCTTACGACCGAACTTATCCGTTGCTATTATGTCGGCACCAAAGTCACCGCTTCGAGGAGTAATTTTAATATTACGATAACCTTTCTTTTTCAAAGACTTAGCAACGGCTTCCTCATAACTAACTCCTTTTTCTTGCGAAGAGACCATCTCCCGACCACTAACTTTATAATAAATCCAACGGATTATCTTATATGGTGCAACAAAAGTTACCCATAAAGCTCCGTACATAACATAATAGACTAATGAACAAATAGTATGGAGGAAAACCAAAATATCTTTTCTCATGACATCACCTCCAATTTAGCTCGATTATACCATGTGCCTTTACTTATACCAAGTTCCGCACAAGCTTCCTTGACAGTAATTAAACCGTCTTTTTGTTTTTTGAAAAATTTTTGAAAATCGGGTATCTCGATAGATGGTCTACCTTCGGTAAAATCATCCTTTTGTCTCGCTATTGCTTTACCCTCAGAAGTTCTTTCAACAATCATATCTCTTTCAAATTCAGCGAAAGCAAAGAAGATGTTCCTAATCAACTTCCCTGTTGGGGTATTATCCATTACTCCCATATTTAATATATTCACAGTTACTCCACGAGCGATAAGCTCTTCAACCAATTCTATACCGTGAATAGTGCTTCGAGCTATACGGTCAAGTTTTGTAACAATGAGTGTATCTCCCGATTTAAGTTTTTTCATGAGCTTATCAAGCTGAGGTCTGTTTTTCAAAGTGCCTGTAAAACTGTCTTTGTATATAATCTCAGCACCGCTATCTTTTAACCTTGCTTCTTGGGCTTCCAATCCATTACCATCTTTCGCCTGTCCGTTGGTGCTTACACGAGCATATCCATAAATCACAATATCACCTCCTGTTTGGTGCAAGTAGTGCAGATATTATAGTGTTTCTTATAAAGTCTCTTATAAATTGAAATTATAAGATAGTTATATAGAAAAGGTTATAAACCTGCACCATCTGCACCAAGTATCTCATCTAAATCAATACCATTAGTTGATATTCCATTATTCTCCGAATCATAATCTATGACCCATTTGTTTTTATTGGTATTCGGAGAAGTGCTGCGTACCATTACCTCATAACCCATTGCTGCGAGAAGTTTTACGAAAGTATCAACCCTCATGCTTTTACCACTTAATCTATTGCTAATTGCGGATTGAGTTTTATATCCTGCTTTTTGCGCTAAGATTTCTTGATTCCATCCACAAGAGCCCATTGCTTCCCTTATGATATCTTTTTCATTCATGACTAAACCTCCTATCACATAATCGTGTTTTCGTGTTATTAACATCATATCGTGTTTTCGTGTTATTGTCAAGGGTCTTTTATTAAAAAGTGCCTTTTTATTTTTTGCGGGAATTCAAGCCACTCACCCCGGCTCGGTTGGCGGTCGTATATCCCCCACCGGGGGAGTATAAAAACCTTTGAGTTTATGAACGCTAAAATATAAACACGAATTCATAATATTTTTATTGAAAAACTATTGACATAAACACGAAAGCGTGTTATTATATCATTACCAACACGAAAGCGTGTTAAAATTAAAAGGAGGTTGTAACAATGGCATACATTAGAAAGACCGTTGACCGTTGGGACATTATGAGTAATTACGGCTATGGGTGGGAATGCGAATGCAGCGAGTACACATTCAAAGAAGCAAAGATTGAAAGAGTACAGGGAGAACGGCGGCGGGTGCTATCGTTTAGAAAAGCGTAGAGAGAAAAAGGAGGTTGTATAAATGAATAAAGAACAGGAAATGAGAGAGGAAGCAAGAGCCGCCATAATTGAAGCGTTAGAAGATGGTTACACCGGGTATTATTGCGACTTACACAACGAAGTATTTAACACCGATTATTATATTATCGGTACCTATCGAGCTAAAGAAGCATTAAAAGAATATGATGTATTCGAAGCAATTGAAAAAGTACAGACATATGAAAAAGATAACTTTGGTGAAATTTATACCGATTTGAGTGACCCGGAAAAACTCATCAATATGCTTTATTACATTATTGGCGAAGAAGTTTTATTTGAAATGATGGACGGTATAAAAGCATGGGACGATAATTGGAACAATCAAGCAGACGAAGAGACCAACGCCGCAATATTAAAGGAGGTTGAATAATTATGACTATTACAATGAGTTATCAAGAATACAACAGGATGCAAGAATTTGCGAAGCAATTCGCCGCCAAAGCGGGAGGAACGAGACCGATATTAGAATATATCAAATTAACCTTTGTCGGAGATACCGCCAAAGCCGAAGCATTAGACGGTTTCAAAGCGGGTTATATTACATTATCGATTAACGATTGTAAAGCAGAAGGAGAAATATTATTACCCATAACAAGCAAATTGAAAAAGTCCGATGTATTCGCCGTTATTACCGATATGGAAAAAGAGATAGAAATAAGAACGGCAACAGGAGCGAGCATATACAGGAAACCCGAAGGAGAATTTTTTAATACATCCGATATTTACCCACAAGATGAACCCGCCGAAGTTTTCGGATTTGACCCGGTTTTATTGTCGGATGCTCTAAAAGCATTCAAAGGAGAAAGAGCGGTTAAAATTGAATATAGAGGAGCATTAAAACCGCTTATAATTAAAGGTAGCACGGCGCAAGCCTTAATATTACCCGTGAGATTGTCACAATGAGAGCCGAACGCCGCCGGGATTAGAAACAATTCCGGCGGCTTTATTCGTTGGAGGTGATATATTGCGGAAACAATGGAAAACGCCGGGAGGATTGGCGGCGGCGGTCTGTTTAGATATGCTAAAACAGCCGCATTTACTCATAGGAGGAAGCACGGGAAGCGGTAAAAGCGTATTGATAAACAGTTTAATATATACGGCTCTTTATAAGTCCCCGAATAGTTACCAATTTATTTTAATAGACCCGAAACGGGTTGAATTAATAGACTATAAACCGTTGCCGCATACCATTAGTTATAATAGCGAATTACCGGACATTTTAGACGCTTTACAATATAGCATTGACTTAATGGAAAACCGTTATAGACTCATGCAACGGCAGCGAATAAAGAAGAGTAACGCTGCCGACATATTTATTATTATAGACGAATACGCCGACTTGGTTATACAAGCTAAAAAGCAAGTAGAACGCTATATAATAAGACTATCGCAATTAGGAAGAGCGGCGAATATTCATTTAATTTTAGCCACTCAGAGACCAACACGGGATATTATAACGGGAGCAATTAAAGTAAATTTAGATAGTCGGGTTGGGTTGCGCTGCCCGTCCCCACAAGATAGCCGGAATATTATTGACATAAAAGGAGCGGAAACGCTCCCCCGTTATGGTTACGGCTATTATAGAACGGCGGGAGGGTTAGAGCTTGTATCTATACCAATGACAGACCCGGGAGAGCTTGCAAACCGTGTTAAATGGTGGATAGACCAAAAAGGCATATTTTCATTTTTACGCCGTTCGGGATAAAATGCCCGGGCGGTTTTTCATACTCTCAATTACAAGCCGTTTAACGCCGTTTTAAGCGGTTTTTATTGTTAGGGTATAGTTACCCATTGCCGAACGATTAAACAAGCCACAGGGAGCAGGAGAGAGCCGCCACAATGGAGAAAAACGGCAGAGGTAAACCATGATAAAAAGAGACCCAAACGGGAAAAATACCCGAAAGAGTCTCTTTTTTTGATTATTTTTGATGTAGACCAAAGTCCGAGTTTTATTTTGCTTTCTGCGCCTTTCTGCGACTTTTCTGAAATAAAAAGTGTTTTTATATCGGTGAAGCTTTGTCGAAATATTAGTCAAAGTTACTCTTCGGATTCATCCTCACCACCATAGAGCTTTAACACATCTTCCATCTGAGTAGGCTCAACAACTGTTTGGCGAGGTTCGAGAATAACCTCCTTTTTGTCAGCATAGCCGAAGTGATTCTTGCCGAGAAAGATACCAACGATGGGGTTAATCTTACCTTCAACCATATAAACTTCCCACAACTCTTCGAGCAAATTTCTCGCTTTTTTTACTAAGTTGGAGTGTGTTGTACTCCTGTATTCGCCTACACCCCATCTATAGAAGGTATCACGACTAATCCCAAGTGCATTACACATACCCATTACAGTAGGCTTTAAGTCATTCTCTATGCAATGATTGAAGTACCACAATATCCTTTCTTCTACCTGTTTCTCGTCCGATATGTCAATCACAGGCAAGTCCCAACTACCCATAGCTGCTCTCAAATATCGACCCCTATCCCCCGGTAAAATTTTCTCGTTTCCGTCCCAAGAAAGGTCTTTTCTTTCTCTTTTCTTAACAGGTTTATTATCACTCATTTTACAACCTCCATTCTAATTTGGTGCAGGTTGGTGCAGATTTTAAGGCACTTCTATATATCTCTCTTATATATTCAATTCTATAAGGTATAATATAGAAACACTCTTTTTTCTGCACCATTTGCACCACTTCTGCACCAACTTATCTTTTATTACGCTATAGTGTTTTCGTGTTATTTAATCTTAAAATTAGACACATTTTTAAGCTTGACTCCTTGATACAGTCTAACACCACTAATTATTTTCTGAGTGGCGTGTTTGTCCATATCATCGTAAAACTTCTGAGCCGACTTTGCGTTAAGACCATTCGTGCGGCACCAAGTCTTGTAAGAAGAATATAACTCCGTTCTGCCTATTCGTGCATCCTCAACTAATTCACACATCTCATCCACAAACAAAGCAACACGGTCGTTTCTCTTCTCGTAATCAAGTACAGCGTTCTTTACCGACTTCGGCTCTTTCAGACCATACTTTTTATACCTCTCATACCCATCGAGGAGCCACTTGAATATTACAGCTTTAGCTTCCGTTTCAAGAAATTTCTCTTTGAGTTTAGTGTCTCTTTCATTCTCGTCAAAGTGCCTGTTAAACTCAATCACCTTAATTCGGTCGGAAGAGAACAGGGATTTATCATTGACATTAGGAAGAGTATTACAGGAAAGCCACATCTTAAATTGCGGCGTGAAACTGAATGCTTCTCCGTAAAGTTGCCGTGTGCTTATTGGGTCTCCACCTGTGTAATTTTTAATGGTGGCTTCGTCAAGCTTGCTATACTCATCGGACTCGCTCATGGTTAAGAACCTTGCCCCTTTGAGAGCGCATACCATTGGGTTAGCTTGTGAGTAAGACTTAGCTCCTCGGGAAGCGCAAATAAAATCAACTCCGATAGTCTTTGCGTAGTCTCCGAGGATTGTGTGTATTGTATTGAGTAGAGTTCCTTTGCCATTTCTGGTAGTTTTACCATAAGCAATAAACATACACTCCTCGCTCGCCACACCTGCGAGACTATAACCTAAAGCTCTTTGGAGATAGTCAGCGACTTCTTTGTCCCCGCAAGTAATTTCGTCAATAAATTCTTCCCAACGAGGGAAGTCTACAATTTGAGTGGGAAGTAAATAGTTACAGTTGGTTTTCATCGTTAAGAAGTCCTCCGGGCGATGCAGATGGAATTTACCCGTTTTGAGGTTATATGTACCGTTATTGCAGTTGATGAGGTAGGGGTCAGCATCAAACTTTGTGATAGATACTCTTGCTTCTCCCTGCGCATCTTTTAACACACGGTCTCTAACTCTACGGTCTCCAAGCTTTGACACGAAGGTTTTATACTTCTTAGCAATACCTTCTTCGTCATCTGGTATCTCAGCACAATATAGCTGCATGAGCCGAGTAAACTCTTTTAATCTTTCGCTTGCTATAATAGCTCCTGTATCACGCACCCAAACGGAACCATCATAGCTATACCATTGCTTCGCTTCGGGACAATAGACGGTGTTATGAGAATAGCACTTTGCAAATAAGTCTCCCATAGCCATCTCGTCCCATTTATAATCAAAGTTGCAATGAGGATGTTCACCTATGATAATGGAAAAAACTTTTGACTGATTAGGGTCAAGTAAGTATTGTCCGTTTTTAAGTTGAAACAACTGAGATTGCTCCAAATTTCTCATCTCCTTTCTTTATTTCAAAATATCTATACCAACAATCGGCGGCTTCTGCTTTACCACAATGTTCTTCGCACCATGTACAATTATCACCTTCAAACAATTCTTCATCGCATGGTGAGAAGTTACAGGGATAATCGAAAAGCTCGGCGAGAATATCACATATAAATTCTTCATTCATGATTGCATCACCTTAAATTCTTTAAGAATCGCATCGCATTCAAGAATATTAGTTTCGCAATCTTCTTTCTGCTCACAATAATAGCAATAAGAATCGGACAGCCAATCTTTAATCGACCATTCATCGTATTCCTGCTCGTTGTTTTCTCTACAGTAAGTTGAAATTATGTTGTCACAGCATTTATGTAAACACCTATCGAAAAATTCACCATCGTATTTTCCACTTTGTCTATGGTACTTTTCACCGATTGAGATATTTTGATAACACAAGCTGCACTTGTGAGTTTTTCTTGCTTTGTGAATCATATCCGTATAAAATTCCAACATATAAATTCTACCTCCATGTATATTACCTCCTATATCGGGTTACACTATTAGTAATAGTTTGAATCTCATACTCCGGCAAGGGAGTGGAGCAAGCAACTTTGTTAGCGTACAATAGCTCTTGATATATTTCTTTCTTCGAGTAGCCTTGACTGTGCATTTGCCCGGCGAGAGAAGTAAGACTTAAATTCCTCATACCTTTTGGGATTGGAGGGTATTTTGGTCGTACAATAATTTTACCATTTTCCGGTTTTACATAAATGGGGGAGTAGATACGCTGAGAGTAGCCGGACTTCTCGGACTCTTTTACAGTCTCGGGGAAGTATTTTTCCAAAATATAATCGATGGCTTCTTGATTGCTTATCATGTTTTCGTATATGAGCTTTTCGCCCGTAACGATGAAGTATCGACTACTCTTATAAATCTCCACTCCGCTACCGTTATTTTTACCCTTAAACGGTATATTTCCTTTGAGTAGGATATGTACACCCCTACCACTCCGAGAGCGTTCTGTATAAGAACGACAGGCTCGCATGATATCAATACTAACCTCGGATAGAAAGCCATCGTCATCGAAACCACAATCAATGTCGATGCCTATAATTCCATTGTTGTTAAAAACAAAACCGATATGGTCGTAAATACCTTCTTTTACCGCCTTTTCTGCCGTTTCAAAATCGCACCATGTTTCCGGGTTGACGGAGGATGCTCCTTTTTTTATACGAGCTTGCATTGGTATCTTAGAGTTATTCCATACACATACCCATTGAGGAAGAGCGGTAATGTCGGAAGGGAGATTAGCGTATCTCATGGCTGTTTACTCCTCGGTAGAGACTTCCTGCGGCTCAACCTCCGAGGATGCCATTCGTTTTGTTTTTCTTTTAGTAACAGGAGCAGCGAAGTAGAACTTTTCGTCTACACAAACAGGATAACCCTCAAATCGAGTACTTTCCGTTACTGTACCTTTTTCGATAATTGAGTTGGCTGCATTTACGCCCATCTCGTTACGGACAAAGTCATCACCTGTTGCCATAATAAATCGAACTTTACCATCTTTTACTTTTAGTTTCATTTTGAACTCCTTTCTATTTTTATTCCGGCTTCTTCCCATAGGCATTTATGTATGTCATCCAAGGTCAAATAACCCTTTTCAAAAGAATCATACAAATCAATGCACATATCACAAAACCTTTCTACTCTCGGTTTTCCATCCTCCACACGCTTCGTGAGTTTTGGATATTTGTCATGAATCACCATGGCGGGAATACCGAGCATTAAAACAAAAGCGGTGTCGGCTGCCTTTGAAGCAGCTTCTTTCTTCATAGCATAAACATCACTTGCTTTAATGTTGATGACAGGTTCTTTACCCTTTTTCTTCAATCTTCTTCGTTCGGAACGGTTCATATCAACACGCTCCTTCGATATCATCAAATAATATAGGGATTTGCTCTTTACATAGATTGAGAAGCATACAAGCAACTTCTCGCATTTGAGGATGAGCGGCAGGGGAACAACGGAGCTTGAAAAAGTGCCGCCATTCTCTGATATTTGCAGTCATAGCTATCTCAGTTTTTAAGCTGTTAGGTAAAACCGCTCTTGCTTCTTGTGGCGAACATCCCCAATCGAGTAACTTAAAGTACATTTCCTCAGCGATTAAGCAAGATGTCTCCCAAAGGTCGTAACCCTTAGTACCGGGTTCAAGGAACAACGGTTCTATAACTGTGATTTCTGAACAAAAGTCATCCTTGCTATAATTACAATACCTTGTGCTTTCTTGACAGTAGGAAGCTATTCTATGTCGTACAATTTCGTGAGATACACCTCTGTCACATATAAAGCGAACAGTAAAGGAGAAGTGTTCAAGAACAGCTTCATGTTCTCTCTTGATAATGCTTTTGATGAAATTGGAATAACTATCCTCCGTTATTCGTCCTTCGCTTTTATAGCACACACGCCCACAAAGCTCTAAATGTTTTAATATTTCCTCACTGTTTATAGGTGTTATGATTTCACAACTTGGTTTAACTATTTTCATTTTGTCCCTCCTTCATAAGAGCGCATATAAAAGCCATATTACAAGCACAATGTTTATAATGGGGAATACCGCTCTCCGAGTCTATTGAATTCGGCTTATCGATGAACTCTAACCAATGACGGTAGAAAGCATCGATATATCTTTGTAGCTCAACCTTCTTCCAATTATTAGGGTCATGATATTTCTTTGTCCCATACTCTCTAACAACGGCTATATCTCTAATTATTTCAGTTGGTACGAGAGAGGGTTTAATTTTACCTTCATCGGCTTTTGCTTTACTCATCGTGATTGTACCTCCCGTCCGTTATATCTTGAATGGTTCGCACCATCCCTATAAAGTTTGAGAGGGAGCGAGGGCGGTAGCAGAGACCGCCGCTCGCTTTCAATTTACGAACAGGTATTTTTTCCTCAAACTCAAACATTACAAATTGTCCGTTTATACAGGCAAGAATGCCGGGTTTAGTCTTGCGATAATAAATCCCCTCAGAATTTAGGTATTTCGCACATTCTTTTTGGAGCTTAGACATTTTACATCATCCTAACAACGCATCAAGGTCAATGGCACCGGAAGCTTTTTTAGGAGCAGCTCCTGTTTTTTTCGGTGGTGCTATTTCTTCATCAAACCCATCTGCGGGAGACTTATCGGCAAGTCGGACGAAGGTAACTGTTTTATTTGGGTCTTTATTTGAGGGTAGAACATCATGCTCAACGGTACATTCAATAAAGCAATCCACGAGGTCTTGATGGTCGATTTCTGTCAAGGTGTAATCATTTAATGCGGTTTTGGCGAAGTAGGAGAACGCATTGATAGCTCCTTCGTTCATGCTACCGTCACTTTTCATAAGATTAAAGCGCTCAGTATGCGATTGTCCTTTTGCTGTTTTCATTTTTACTTCCAACTTGCCAAACTCTTCTTTATAAACAACATCCGTAATTTGAAAAATATGAATACCTTCCGGAATGAGAGAAAAACCCTCAGATAAAGCAATTTTAGCCATTCTTTTTACCTCCTTTGATTGCTCCAACAGCTATAATAATGATTAGTTCTACCAATACTGTGCAGAGAACCCCTGCGACAAAAGGATTGATATACATTTATTTAACCTCCTCGATTAGTTTTGTGGTAATGCGGTAATTGATTTTTGGTCGTGTATATTTTTCAAGTAGACCATCTGCTTTGAGACCATCTTTGTCAATCTCGGTTGATTCGGTTCGAGAAACAGACCATTCATATCGATTACCACTTATAGAAACCTTCTTGTCCCCATCACGAAATTGTGAAAGAGCGTGTTGCTTTATAATATCCGTAACGATTTTCAGTCGAGTTTCGAGAGGAGAGAGGGGAGCAGATAGCTTTTCAATTTCCGCTTTAAGCTCCTCACCTTCCTTAATCAATGCTTCTAAATCCGTTTCGGGACTAAGAGTGTTTGTCCGTAATATTTTCAAAATTTCAGCATCTTGTTTCTCATCAAATACCGGAGATATCCCGGACTCAACATGGTCTTTCCACCATTTTTCTGCCTTTTTGATAAGCTTTTTGAAGTCGGGATATCTCTCGCTCATCTTAAAAGGTACTGTGATAGTGTTAGATGCTTTGGGAACAAACTTATTTGGGTCTTTATAGTCCTTTTCTTCGAGGAACGATGCAATCATGATGACCGAATCAACTCCGAGAAGATGAGCGTAAAGTGCCGCCTGTAGAGCGTAATACTCCGGGATATCATCGCCCCAATCTTCCGCTCGCTTTGTGGTCTTGAACTCTAAAACTGTTGAGGGTTTACCTCCACTATCATAGAGCAGGGAGTCCCACATCCCACCGAACACAGGCTCGTCCTTAAAGAAGTCACCGTATGTACGCTTGAAATAGTCGGCACCATAAATGTCGGTAGGTGTTACAATGTTCGTCATGAAATATGCTTTACGCATATAATCAATTTGTTTCGGCTCAATGGCTTTACCCGCTATGGTGTAAATCGTGTCCTCAAAAGGCTTTTGATAAGTTTTCGTTATTTCACACCACATCTCAAAGGGGGTAGACCACGGATTAAGACCGAGTATGGTCGCAAACCTTGTAGCCGTAATTTTCTTAGGCTTCTTTGGTGGTACAATTTTAATACGATTGTCTTTTAACCATTCCATTTATTCGTCACCTTCCTCCATATCAATCAGCATCAATGCCAATTTAGTTTCTCTAAAACACTTAGGACAAAGATATATTGCAGGGTTAAGTGTTTGTTTGCCATGAATTACTTTTCTAATATTTAAGGTGAAATACTTTTTGCTATAAACATCGGTGCCGCAACTGTCACAGGTAATTATCGTTTGTCTCCCCATGTCTATTCCTCCACATTATAGTTTTCGATTATTTCACCAACAGACAGGATGAGCTTTTCGCAAGCGGTTTTAGATATTTTGGTAAATCCTTCTGTCTTTAGAGCGATTTGCTGAACAAAGTCCTCCTGTGAAGAGTCAAGCTCTCTAAGTTTTTTCAATGCTGCTTTCAGAGCGTTAATTTGTAGCTCATCGGCGTTGGCTTCGGGAGCAGTAAGCTCTTGTTTGATTTCTTCACGCTTTTCGGTCGATACGGGCTTCTTCGATGTTTTAGCTTTTGATTTAGATGGAGCGGCTTCATCTTTACCGGACTCACTATCGAATTTATCAGCTTCGACTACATCGAGAATGAGGAAGTAGAGGTATCTACGCATATAAGTAATTTCAGCACCTAATCCTTGTACTTCATTCATTCTGAATTTGCCCGGTTCTGCGATGGAACGAGTATCAAAAGTAACAATTATTTCACCTTCGGGATTATCTACATCGATGAGCTTTCCTACCGCTTTTCCGTCCGGGAAACTTGTGATAAATAAGCAATTATATTGAGAGAAGATTTCAGTTGCTATCGGAACGATATCTTCAAGCTCAAAATACTTAAATTCAGCGTGGAGATTAACCCCGGACTTTGAGACTCCTTTCTTCAAAAAGTCGATTCTTGCTTTGAGTAGCTTCTGCCAAATATTCATTTCGGCAGGGTCAACTTGTACTTGTTTCGCCATTTTTCAATCCTCCAATATTTTTAATATTTGTCTTTTGAGACTGTTGATTTTCCTCGTGTTTTTCTTCGGCGGTTTTATTCCGAGGTAATCGTTAATGTACTTTTTAGCAAGCTTGATATACCAATCCTTATCGATGTCGGAAATGCTAATCTCATTGTTGTTATCAATGATGCAGCGTTCCGGCAAACCGCCGATTTTAGCATCGGTTTTTCTTGTAGCATGGGTTTTTATGAGAGTTCCGTACCGAATGTTTTTAGTGGCATATACTCGATTGCATTTTTGAACAGGCACTTTTTCGCCATCTATGATGTGAAATGCTCCCGAGTACAATCCCGATGCTTTCGCAATTATTTGAAAAGCTAACGGGTCATTGCAATTTCCGATAGTTTCCTCTACAGGGGTTCCTTTGGAGAAAAACTCCACAACGGCATCCTTGACGATGGTATGGTTGTTGTTGATATTCCAAGCACCTTTTACGGAGATACCATGATTCAAGTAACCGCCCGCTTTTTTGATAGACCCGGATTTGTCGATGAACATTAGATTGTTCACATCTTTTATCCACACCCGGTCAATATCATCTGTTTCCAAAGACATTCTTGAATTTTCTTCCCATGCTTTACATATTTCCTCGACTTTTGGCAGTTCGCTATTATCAACCGAGTACATAATTCCATCTGTATTGAGGTTTAATAGCTTTAGTGATGGACAGTTTTCATAAAGCTCTACTGCAAGAGAGGTAAGGAATAGTTGTCCTGTAATACAGACTGAGCGACACATGAGAGGGTCGTAGAGGTCGTTATACTTTGAACCCATGCACCCAAACTTCGTATTTAGCACGAGCTTTAGTGTTCTATCGACCGCCTTATCACCGTCTTGTTTTGCTTTCATCCTTCTCTCGTAAACATCTTTGTAAATGTCGAAAGAAGGAATGTTTCTACTTGCATACCCGTATTGAATCATGAGCGTAGGGTACATGGAGCCGACATCCCTGTTTTGGATTGACCGCTCGCTTGTGGCTTGTTCGAAATAACCCGTTAAACTTCCGTGAACACCTCCAAACCCATATTGAGTAGGACAGTTACCGATGTGTATATTAAGTTTTGATTTGAACAATACATCGTCCGGGATTTTCATATCGGACATTTTCCCAAAGAAGTCTTTAACCTCTTGCGGTATGAATTCTAACTTCAAATTTTCGGGTATTTTATATTGCCGCTCATCGTCCCTATCCTGTTTTGTAGCACCCAAGAAGAGAGCAACCATTTTAGCATTGGTACAATATAAAGCTCTTTCTTCTGGTATGTCTCTCATTCGAGCGAGGGCAAGTTTACCTTGTAAATAATCCTTTCTGATGGTGAGCAACTTTTCAGTTACATCAACATCGTATTTACAATAATCTACGGTTTGTTGTAGCTCTTCTGGAGTGAGAGGGTGGTCAATGTTAAAATCAACCTCACTTTCCTCAATCGGTAATCCAAGATGAGCTTCAATTGCTTTTAGCGATAAACCCTGTTGCACATCATCGAAAAGGTCAAAGCTGTTAAACCATATTCCTCTTTGTTGGGAGAGCCAACTATGCTCCCAACCGTTTCTACCTCCTATAATGAAGTCGTTAATTTCTTTTACGATACTGTTATCAGCATCGGCGAGTATCGCTTTGAGAATGTGATTGTCGTACCATTTGTTATTAAATCCACCGAGGAGGGGGTCATTAGCCATAAACTGCTTAACTGCTTCGTTGTCGTTATGAATTATGGTGTATTCACCACTTGCTACATTTTTGAATATTACAATCCAGTCATAAGCGAAAACCTCTAAGTCGTAAATGTGCATTACATCACCTCCAATAGCTCATCGAGCCATTCAGAACGAGTCTGTGGAGGTTTCCATGAATCCTCTCTAACAACGAAAGCATCGCCATGTTGAATGATATCGGGGTAGTTATCGTTTGCGATTGCCATTGGGTACTTATCAATCTCGTATGCGTGATATTTGATATTGGTAAACCCCATCTTGTCGAGACAGTATCTACCTGTACCAATTCCGTCATAGAGAGAGAGTACAACTATTTCCTCATTCCTCGGAATATCTTTGAGAGCATGATTGAGCAAGTGAATGATTACTTCTGCTGTCCAACCGTTACCTAAACCTTTATAGCCTTGCGTTGCAGAAACCGCTTTACAATAATCATCGGGGAGGGTTTGTAGCCGACAACATTCTGTGACAGTTAGCTTGCGGATAATATAATAGCCATCGGGCAGTTTAATGCCATACCGTCCGTTTCTAATTTCTATTTGACCGTTTAATACTTGATATACGGGGTATTCCTTGCCATCTGCACAACTAACCGCTTTAACAGGAACATCATCTACAAACTCGATAGGGATAGCGTAAAGTCCTGTTTTACCTCCCATACCTCCATCGTTTGCGGTGAGGTTGACTGATTTACCCTCAATGCTGTATAATCTCATCCCTTGACTATTTTTAAGAGTGCCATCGGGACTCGGATAACAACCTACTCGGACAGGTTCACATATTGGGTTGTCTTTTAGAACAGTAGAGAGAGTATTGGTTTTACCATCCGTCCGGGGATGAAGTTCACTTAGCTCACGAAAACCATGCTTAATTTCACCTGCTTCGTACTGCTTACGCAATTTTTTTGCTTTTTCGCTTCGTTCGTATCTCATACAAACAGGCTCTGCCACCATCGGTCGTTGTTTTCTTTCAAGCGTATTTATAGCCGTTGCCCCGTTATATGTAGCAGTTAAACAATAAGACTTGTCCCTTTGAGATAGGTCAAACCCATACTCCAAGATATCTTTTAGTAAGATTCCTCTATCTTCCGGTTGCTCAATTTCTCCGAAGTTAGTAACATAAAATCTTTGACGATTTTGAGCCGATACTAAAGCAGAATTGATATATGTGAAACGAACCTTTGGGTCTTTTCCAACTCCTAATTCATGAGCAATTTGGTCTTTGATTGGTTGTGCTGCTGATTTATTGTTCTCATAAAGAAAGAAGTCAGGATTAAATTTTTCTTTCGCAATAAGATAGTTTTTGAACAGTTCCCATCCCATACCAGATGGCTCAGTTTCACGATTATTTTTTTGTGCAATACTCCAATGAGTACATGGACTACCGCCTATTAGAATTTTTATCGCCATTTATGTACCTCCTTCCTCGATAAAGTAGCATTTGTTTTTCCGGTAGGTCGTGCATCTTTTCTTATACGACTTGACTAAATAACCAATATCATCTACGAAGTCGTAACAAATAGGGTCTTGCTTGTCCTCAAAAGCTCTTGCTATCCTACCGATGCTTTGAGTTATTACCGCATAATCTTTCTGTGGTGTAGCCATGTAAAGTCGCTCTAAGCATGGAATATCGAGTCCTTCTTTGGCGAGAGAGTAAGTAGCAAACAGAAACTTTTTCTTTCCAGTACGCATATCCTCAATCGCTCGTTCACGCTCGGCTTTACCTTTTTTAGAAGTCATTTTTCCATCAATCATAACCGCTTGTTTTCTTAACTCTTCCGGTAGCCAATTCATTAAATCTCTTAGGTGCTGTAGCCTGTCCGAAAGAATAAGGGATGAATGCTGCCTGTTTGTCGATATATGAAACGCAATCAGTTGGTTTCTATCCTCATTCTCACAAAGATAGGTAATGAGTCTTGTGTAATTCAATGTTCCATCGGTATTCAAACAGTCTCGATGAATTTTTACATTCGTTTCGATAGGTAGAATACCAACCGTCATGATTTTGTCTCCGACTGCTTCATCGGGTACCGTATAGATGATTTCGCCAAGTAGAGCATAAATAGCAGCTATCATTCCATCGCTTCGATGAACCGTTGCGGATAGTCCGTATTTATGTCGTGCCGCCAAACTATTCAAAATCTTATAAAATTGAGTCATGGCAGTTGGTGTACCGGAGCAACGATGACATTCATCTACAACGATGACATCCCACAAATACTCATACTGAGCTAAATCCAACCGACACATCGTTTGAATGGTAGCAAAGGTAATTCCAGTTCCAATATTGACTTTACCTTCCGTGATAGTCCCTATTAGCGAGCGACTCATATATTGCTCTGCTCGTTTTTTACTTTGGTTGAGTAAATCTTTGGTATGAGTGAGCCACAGAGTTCGTTTCCCGAGTTTTGCAACAAGAGCTATTCCCATTTGAGTCTTTCCGCTTCCTGCCGGACTTTGTAATATACCGTAATACTCCTTGCGAATAGCTTCTACAGCTTCTTCTTGATAGTCATAGAGCGGGACTTCGCACTCATAGGGAACCATTGGAGAGTCAGAGAATAAAATTTTTATGTCCGCTTCATTTAGCATAGGTAATATCTGTCTCAATGTTCCGAACGGTAATACTAAGGAATTTCCTCTTCTTTCGTAAAGGAACAATACTTGCGGAGTATCTCCGACCCAAAAACTCATTCTTACTTTCTTTGCATATTCCGGGTTTTTGATTTTCAAATTTTGCTTACACCATCGAATCAATTCTTGTGATGGATTCTCGACTGTGATGGTGCTTCCGATGGTTACCTTCATAGTTTCATCCAATCTGTTAATAGATGTCCTTTGGTTTCAGAACACAGCTTGATTAAGTCCGCTTCTGAATATACTTTTTTGCTATCAAAATCAAATCGTAAATGGGGAATCATATAGACTTCGCTACTATTTTTGAACTTTATAGCAAACCAAGCTACTCCGTTACCCCTTGCATACCATTCAGACATCGCTAATGTTTGATTTTCCTCTATTCTCGATGTTGAGAATCCTTTTCCGGAGCATACCTTACAGTCGATGAGATACGCTTTACCGTTTCTAACCGCCAACACATCGGCAGGTTGTCCCGCTTGATTTTGAGCGAGGTTGTGCGCCCAAAAACCATTCTCAGCAAGGATTTCACATAACTCGGCTTCAAAGCTGTTACCGATTTTTTTATTTGTCATTGTTATCTCCGACATTTCTCAAAAGCACCTCCCTAAGTAGCTCCTCGGTTGTAAATGAGGACAGGTCTTGATTACGAGATTCAAAGATAGAAGATTTTATAAGAAAAGCGGGACGAACGCCGCCGCTACCATTG